AGCGAGCATACGCATGAAAATGGGGTCGGCACGTGTAATCTCTTTAACACGGTAAAACATGACCTTCTTCGTATCTGGGTCCACGAAGTATTCTTTTGTGAGGATGAGGTAAGCATCATCAACAATGTTCAAGTCCATTTCAATTTCCTTCATGATTTCCACGAAGTTCTGCATCATTCCGTTCTTGCTCTCAAGCAACGCTTGAGCGTATTCGATTTGTCCTTTGTCGGCTTTTCGAACTTCTCCACCACAGGATTTGCAGGTTTCAACTTCTTGATGATATTCTTCATCACATTCCCTGCACTTGACAACAAACTTCGGCTTCCATCCATACCCTTTACGAAATGTTTCAACGGCAAGGTGGTTGAGGATGGATCGGAGAACAACGCATTCAAAAGTTGCAGCGTATAGTGCTGGAATGGTGATTCCCTGCAACAAGGGAGGCTCTTGAATGCCAGATTGAAACAATGGCATTGTTGGCATAGGCGTAGTGTGCCTTTCCATATCAACGCCAATAGCGGAGAACAGGCGTTCCATCCTGTCTTTATCAGCCATTTGCTACGGCCTCCTTCATTTCTTCGAATGCTTCAAGCGATAGGTTCCATGACTTCAACAGGCGAACCTGCTTTTGTGGTTTGGAATGGTCATAGGTCAAGCACATGACGGCCTTTTCATCATCATCAAGTGCTTTTCTCAAAATGTTCACCTCGCCCTTCTTTTCCTTCAAATGCGGCAAAGAAGCATCAATCGCTTTGACGACTGAGGCTTCCCCCTCAATCACCAGCCCGTTGCCTTCGGCTATAATTCCTCTTACGCCCATTTCATTGTTGAGAGCGTGGGCGTATTCCTTGCAGACCTTTGAATTGAAAGGAAGAATCAAGCGTGGAGTTCCACGTGGGCTGATTTCAATTGACCCCCCAATTTCATAGAGGTCGCCAATCAACGCCCCTGCGTCTTTAACGAACACATCATGCTTTTTCAGTCCGTAAAAGAAGCCTTTGTCATTGTTTTTTGACCCTGAACCCAATGGCTCAATGTCATAGAGGAATCCGTGTGATTTAATCAACATCGCAATTTTTCTGGTGTTCTCAGGAACCCCATGTGTTTGCAGGGATTGAGCGTTCATGCTTCCATGAATGTCAAGAACCTCTTGTGTTTTTTCCAACACTTTGCGCTCGTTAAGGCTGAGGCGTTCCGATTTTGAGATGCGGCTTGACCAAATATCATACGCTTCTTCATTGCCGTCCGTCCAACTCTTGACAAACCTTCGAAACGGTATTTCCAATGAGTCGTGGTTCTTCTGCAATATCTCCCAATCAAAATCGGTGAAGGGTAAAGAATGAACAAGATCGGGTGAAACCGAAGGGTATGATTTGAGCAAGGCCATGCGCTCTTGAATAATCAACGGTTGAATCATTGACACCAATTCATCACGCCCAGATTTGATGAGCAAATCAACAATCTCATTGCCTTGCATTCCGAAGTTATCAGCAAACCATGTTTTGGTCATGGGCAACGGCGCATTCCCTGTTTCCAACTCAACACCAGGTTGCTTATCTCCCCCACCCATGTTTGGTGAATCAAATCCTTCAATAGCCGCATCCTCACGTGGACTTCCTGCGCCTTCTTTGGGTTGTTTTGCCGCAGCCTTCTTTTTTTGTTGAAGCAACTTGGCCTCTTGTTGATTATTCTTGATTTCCTGTGAAATCAACTTCTCGTCAAGCAACTTTAGGACATCTTCTGGCGACTCAACGCCAAACACGCCCTCAATTCGACCTTCAAACATTTGCCCACCCCAACCTGTTTTGCCAAACTTCTGCATCCAAAATCACGATGCTATCACGGTATTCTTTGGTTGCTTGAATGCTTAATGCAAGAGCCATAACCATGTCGTCATGACCGCCCAAACTCTCCATGCGTCCGTTGTCGAGCATGGTGAACGTGGAGAGTTCAGTCAATAAAGTGTTCATCAATCTCCGTGTCCCTCCTTCGTCTTTGTAGGGTATTGACAACTTGCCCTGTTCAAATTGCAGTTGGAGGGTATGAATTAAAGCCTCTTTCTTCATTCGGCTCATATTGAAGGGTTTTATCGGCAAGTCGCTGATTTCGTTCAACACTTGATTGAATGCTAATGCGAAGTTGTTTGTTTCAAGTTCAATGATAACAGGATTGAATCTGGCATTGAGTTCAATGATTTTGTCAATTTGTGATGAGAAATCCATCCCCTTCTCATGGTGTGTGTGGATAATATGCTTGTTTTTGTTTTCATCAACGGCAACCACCATCATACATGTGTAGTCGGCTCTCCGATCCGCCGAGATTGCAGGATCCCATCCGATGTAGTAATTGTAGGATTCACCATCATGAGGATAGTAGGACAATGCCAATTCTTCATCTTTTACCCTGTTCAACACTTCTTCAGGGAATAGACTCGCTTCGCTGGCAATCGGTTTGCACAGGTATTCACGTGTGAAAGCAATTGAGGTCATGTCGTTTCGACGGTTGTTCAATGCTTCCAGCGACCAACGTTCAGGGAACAATGGTTGTCCTGTTTGCTCATTGATAGCAGGATATTCACGAACCGCATACGACTTTAACTTCTTGAGTTCGGCGTAAAGATCGGTATATGAAAACGGAGTTCCAACAATGCACAGTTGGGCGGTGTGGTGGAGAACAGGGAGAAGTGCGGTGTAAAACCATGATGAAATATGCTTGAGTTGCGTTTGGGCTTCACTTGACAGAATATCGTCAAGCACTACGATTTGAGGGTGCGCCCCACGAACCGCCTTTCCAACCGACATAGCCGAGATGGATGATTTGTTGGTGAACTTGAACTTCTGTTTCGCCCATCCTCGCTTTGGTTTGAGATGTTGTAATGCAGGGATGGTTTCAATCAGTTCATTCATTTTGCCCATGTGTTCAATGGACTGGTGCTGACTGTGCGAGAAGAACAAAACTTCTGTTCCTGGGTTGTAAGCCATTTTCCACAGGAGATACACACGGTAAAACACGGACTTTCCATGATCGCGACTGGCTATGATGCAGGTTTTGTTGTTTCCTTCGGATAGGTCAAACCATTCTTGATGAAACTTAGTGAGAATCCAAGGAAACTTCTCATCAAACTTGCCACAAATCTCTTCGAAGAAGTATTTGAAGTCCTTTCGCCCCATCTCAAAATCAACCTGTGCCGCAAGTTGATTGATGGCTTCGGACATTCATATCACCTCATTCGAACAAATCATTCATGCTTTGCCAATCGTGTTCATTATCAATTCTTGGTGCGAGAATGGTTTCAAAGTAAGATGGTTCTTCATCATAACGCTTCACGCCTCTTCCAGCAATGAAAAGAGGGGCATTTTCCATTCCAGTCAAAACAAAGTCCTCATTTGCCATCTGTCGTGAGTCAAAGGAAGAAGCAATTTGTTTTAGGTATTCAAGGTCAAAGGCCGAATCACCAATACGAACAAGTCCATTTGTTTGATATTGTTCCTTGGGTTTTTTGCTTTCGTCTGAGATGATGCGTTTAAAATCAGCAGGGGAAATTGAGGCAACTTCTTTCAATTTAGACCAATCCGTTTTTGAATATGTGCTTTTTCTGGGTTCATCCAAGTATTTTTGATTATGAAGTGGAGTCGCACCGACGGTTGTTTGCCCCATCATGAACACTTTTGGCAGGGTCTTGGGGTTTTTTCCCTCCGTGAATGGAAGGTTCCAAACGCCCTCGGTTGGATCGCCAAGTTGGTTGAATTGTGTTGGTTCCCAATATGGGCTGGCGACATCAATTGAACCAAGACCTTTTTTCCTTGGTCTGTTTTCATAAATGTCCTTAGCCTCCTTCTCGGTCATTCGCCTTTTTTTGTTGCCATCTTGGATAAACCATCCCATTTCCTCATCATCAACAGGTTCCATTTCATAAGTTGGGTTCCCGAACTTATTCTTTTTACCATGAAGCGTGTCGTGGTAGGATTGTAATTTCCTTCGGGCGGTGGTTGGAATCTTTTTTCCATCATCATCCAGTTTTGGGATTAACTTTGTCGGAACTTCCGTCATTGCCGCAATCATTTTTTTGCCTGTTCGTTCTCCTTCAAGCATGGGGAGTCGAGAAGGCACGTTTTGACTGATTTTGAGGCGGTTTAAGTCAAGCCTAAGCCTTGGGTCCATTTCTGCCTCAAACGGATTCGGATTGTCGCTGATTCCCGCCATCATAATGTGCGCTGGATCAACGGCAATACCTTGTGTTGGAAACCCCATCTCATCAACCAAAACAGGCAACTCAACATCTCCACCAAGCATGGTATTTATCATGCGTAAATCAGCGACGGGCAATTTCTTGAGAAGAACATCAGCGAGCATTTGCTGATCGGCTGACCGTCGTAAATCCGATTTATCAGGCTTTTTGATTCCCCTCAAATCCTGCGGTTTTCTATCGCCTTTTTCATCGGTTTTTTTTTTAGGGGGGGGGGAATCTCCCATCCCAAATCCCGCCAATTCATCGGATGCTCGCTTTGCTCTTTCTTTGCCTTCATTGGATGCTTTGCCTTCGGGCTTGATTGGCTTAGGTTTTTTGTCCGTTGATTTTGGAGTCTTTTTGTCCGTGGTTTTCTTGGCCGTAGGTTTCTTGGCTTCCTTGTTTTTCTTTGCTGCCGCTTGAACCACAGGGTCATTTGCCTTTGCTGGCTTCTTTGTAGTGGTTTTCTTTGCCGTGGTTTTCTTTTTGGAACCTACCTCTTGAAGCGTGGCTCGACCATCTCTTCCCCTTGAACCCCATTTGTGAGTTCCTTCCCTCACCATTCTGCTTGCCGTTGCTTGAGAAACGTATTTATCCCCAATTTTCACATAAGGTGCTTTTGGATCCTCTCCTTCGGTGGAGTCCATGAAATCAACGTTTGACTTGGGCTTTGTTGCTTCAACAACGGCCTTAGCGGGTTTAGGATCAGGTGTTTTCTTGGTTTGTTCAACAACGGCCTTAGCGGATTTTGGCTTCTTGGTTGTTGTTTCACTTGCCTTCTTTTTCGTAGCCTTCTTTTTCGGTTTGTTCGTTTCAACTGGCTTCTCAACCTTAGCCTCTTTGGGCGTGGTTGCTTCTTCAACCATTTCGTTGAAAGCAGGTTCAAACGCTGCCTCATGCTCAGGAAGTTTTTCTTCCTCTTTGACGGGACGTTGAGCCTCTTTCGCTTTCAATTCCTCAATTTGTTGTTCACGTGCAGTTGAACTTCCATCCTGTCCCGCTTCCCATTCACTAACACGCCGTTGATGTTCTTCTTCTATTTGGGCTGCTTCTTGCTTATCCCTTTCAAGCCGTTCTGCTTCCGCTTCTGGTCCAACGTATTGAGATGGCCTCGAAACAGGACTTGGCTTGACAGGGCGGCGAGAAATGGATGATGGACTGGGAAGTGCGGCGGTTGTTTCTTCTGATGGAAAACCTGCTGCGGCACGTGCTTCAGGGTTGCCATGTTGAAAATTGTTGTGTGGGGCAGGGAATGCCCCTGCCCCTGCCGCATCATCGGGGTGATCGCTTGGGTCCGTGATGTCATTCGTCATATCATCTGCTGGTTGTGGCGGCGACGATACCGTTTCTGCAACAACTCGTTCCATTGACGGTGGTTCTTCAGGGACAACTGGTGTTGTTTCTTCAACGGGCATGATTGGCATTGAAGGGGGCATAGAAGCCATTGAACCCCTCGCACGTTGCGCCAAGATAGGTTCAAGCATTGCACGTGTTCGGTCTAAACCACGTTGTCGAACCAGATTCCTTCGTTGCTGACGGCCTTCTCGCCAGCCTTTGTAAATGAAATCCAGCGCCTCTTCACGATCTTCCATCGTATCACCGTCGGAGATTGTTAGTTGTGTTGCGTTCTTGGATTGTTCGGCGGCGTGAAATCACATCACGGTAAAGTTCCATTGATTTTGCCATTTGGGTTTGTCGTTGTAGTGCGGCTTGGTATTGTTGGTTTT